CTGTGGCAGCTAAGTTGGGAGCTTATCAGGTTCGATCCCTGACGCTTGATTAATTATATTATCGCACATAATCGTGTTTACACACGTCCAAAATGTACGCAAATATACGGGTTGCTCCGTTATCAGTTTAGCGGTCGATCGAGCCGCTTTTCATGTAGCAAACAAGGGAACTCTCTTGTAAGCTGCTAACAATCATTTGACTGATATTTGCTATCAGTTAGATACTAACTGGCAGCCGGAAAGACGGCAAAAAAATATAACAGGATTGGCAGAAATGCCAAGCTGCGTTCTGACAACCGGGAAAGGCCGGTAAACACTCTAACTTCTGCATGGCTAATAAAAAGTCATGCTAATACATAGCTGTGGCGGAAAACACAGCTAACCGACTATCCATAAACAATAAAAAATAATTCTTTCTGCTGAGGATAGTCAAAATAATAGCATATAGCATTTGATTCTAAGCAAGATTGAATGTTAGTGCTTGAATTGCAGCCGGAGAAATCCGGTGTACATAGAGGCTCGGGAAACCGGGCTATTTTTATACACATTTTTAGGAGGTGGTGTTGATGGGTGACAAAACTAACCAAAAAGCAACTTAAATTTTGTCGTGAATATTTAAAAACTTCAAACGCTTATCAATCCGCCATAAAAGCTGGTTACTCTAAGGCTTATGCCAAAAATGCAAGCAAACAAATCTTGGAAAATCGTGGAATTCAAAATTATATTCGCGGTCGAACTGAAAAAGTTGAAAAACAGGAAGACTCGACTGTTGATGAGGTGTTGAAAAACATCTTTAAAATAGCATCAGGAAAGCCAATTAAGCGTGATTTTGTTCAAATAGACAACATGAAAAAAGAAATCACATTAAAGGGCGTTCCAAAAGATTTTGAGGTTGAACCAGAAATGCGAGCTGAGTACGAAGAAAACGAAACAACGGTCACTTCGGCTCCAATTAAGGAGCAAGTAGCAGCTGCTGAATTATGGCTCAAATTCAAAGGTCAGCTTAAAAATGATTCTGACGATGTAGAGAAGCAAAAAATTCGTAAGCTTAAAGCTGATGCAGACATTGCTGAGTGGAAAGCTGGCGAGCTTGCTGGGACTAATAAGGCCAATGATAAAACAGTGCTGGTTGATGATATAGGAGGCAATGATAATGGCAACAATGGTAATTGATGATACACGGCATAAACCAAAGATTATTAAAATGTCGTCAATGATTAATCCACACTTTTACCGAGTTTGGAACACAAAATGCCCTTATATTATCTTAAAAGGCGGTCGTGGGTCGTTTAAATCGTCAGTCGTTGGCTTAAAAGCTGTCACGATGATGAAAAAGTGGACTCAACTCAACAAAAAAGTCAACTTTATCTGTGTTCGTGAGAACTCAGTGAACTTGCGTGATTCTGTCTATAATCAGATCCTTTGGGCGCTCGATATGCTGAATATGTCGGATGAGTATGAGCCTAAAAAGTCACCGCTTAGAATCGTCCATAAGCGTACCAACAGCACTTTTTATTTTTATGGGGCAGATAGTCCTGAAAAATTGAAATCAAACGTGGTGGGAAACATTATCGGTGTTTGGTTCGAAGAAGCTGCCAACATGAAAGGCTTTAATGTGTTCGATCAGTCGATTCCGTCATTTATTCGGCAAAAGCCAAGTTTTATTGACCAAGTCAAAGTATTTTGGACGTATAACCCGCCTAGAAATCCGTATGACTGGATAAACGAATGGATCGAAAACAAGCAAAACGATCCTGACTATCTGATAGACACATCAACTTATCTTGATGATGATCTAGGCTTTACGACCGAGCAGCAATTAAAACTGATTAATCAGTACAAGCAAAACGATCCAGAATATTACCGCTGGCTGTACCTTGGTGAGGTTATTGGACTTGGAACTAATATCTACAACGCAAAATTATTTCAGCCGCTTAATGAGCTACCAAGTGATGATTATATCCGTGATCTTTATTACTCTGCTGATGCCGGTCATGAGATTTCAGCAACAACTTGTCTATGCGCAGGGCTGACTGCTAAGGGCAGATTAATATTGCTTGATACCTATTACTACAGTCCGGCTAATAAGTCGCATAAGAAGCCGCCTAGTGAACTTTCAAGTGATTTAAAGCATTTCATTGATAAATGTTCAGACAAGTTTCAATTGCAACCTACAAGGCTAACAATTGATTCTGCCGAGGGTGCTTTAGATAACCAGTTCTACAATGACTTTGGAATCAGGTTTCATAAAGTACACAAATTAAAAAAAGTAGACATGATCGACCGTGTGCAAGATTTGTTAGCACAGGGCCGTTTTTATTACCTGGATACAGAAGATAATGCAATTTTTATTGATGAACATAAAAGATACCAGTGGGACGCTGACACGATGCAGAGTGACGATCCAAAGGTAATCAAAGAGCATGATCATTCGTGTGACGCGTTTATGTATCTGTGCTTGGACAATGAACGTGATCTCGGGTTGAAGTGGTAGGAGGTGAGTTCGTGGGCTTAATTCAAAACATCAAAAATCTATTTTGGAAAGGAAGTGCTGCTGTGGGAGCTACAAAGTCGCTTGGCAATATTACTGATGATCCGCGTATTGCTATCCCAGCTAATGAATACGAACGTATCCGACTGGCCAAAGAGCATTATCGTGGCAACTTCGGTGATGTTATTTTTAGAAACTCGTATGGTGATCGGCGGCATCGACCGCTTATGGGTATTAATGTTACTAAGATGGCTGCTAGAAGATTAGCGTCAATTATCTTTAATGAGCAATGCAAAATCACAATCGATGGCGATGATGATGCAGAAGCCTTATGGGAATCGATCGCAGCAGCCGAAGATTTTTATCTGACGTACGAGGAAAAGCTTGAACCGTCAATTGCCTTGGGTGGTGGAGCTGTTCGACCTTACATTGCTGATGATCAGATTAAGTTTGCCTGGGTAGCAACAGACCTGTTTTATCCGCTTAACTCAAATACGAGCAAAATAGATGAAGCTGCTATCGCAAGTGTTACACAACGCTCAGAAGGCAATAACACAACCGCTTATTACACACTGCTAGAGTTTCATCAGTGGCTTGATAATGGCGATTATCAGATTAGCTATGAGCTGTATCGTTCGACAAATAAAAGTGAGGTTGGCAATCAGGTGCCATTGGATACGCTTGATGAATATGCCGATTTGCAGCCGCAGATTACATTTCAGGGCTTGAAATATCCATTGTTTGCATATTACAAGAACCCAGGAGCTAACAACCGTAATCTTGAAAGCCCACTTGGGCTTGGATTAGTCGATAACTCAATTAGAACGGTTGATGCGATTAACACAGTCAACGATCAATTTTATTGGGAAGTCAAGATGGGTAAAAGGCGAGTGGCCGTGCCTGCTGAAATGCTACGCAAGTTTCCTAGCGGTTTTGGCAGCCAAAAGGCTGAACAATCACACCCAGCTATGTTTGACGCAGAAGAAACTGTCTATCAAGCAATGTATGGCGATGATGACATGAAAATAACTGATTTAACTTCGCCAATTCGAACTGTGCAGTATCAGGCAGCTATTGATATTTACCTGCACGAGTTTGAGAACCAGATAGGCTTATCACAAGGGACGTTTACAACAACGCCTGACGGAGTTCAGACGGCTACCGAAGTCGTGAGCAACAACTCAATGACTTATCAGACACGTTCTAGTTATCTGACACAAGTACAAAAGCAAATAACCGCAATGATTAGAGCGGTCTTTGAGCTGGCAAAATGTGGGAATCTGTTTTCTGACGGCCAACCGCGCTGGAATGGCAATGTTGATGATCTACAGATTAACATTGATTTTGCCGATGGAGTGTTTGTCGATAAAGACGCCCAGCTAAAAAATGATCTATCTATGGTTGCAGTTAACACTTTGTCTAAGCAGACATTTTTAGTTCGCAACTTAGGCATGAGTAAAGAGCAAGCGCAACAAGAATTGAGCTTAATCAAGTCTGAAACTCCTGAACAACCAATAAATGAGAACCAACAAGAAAGTGACTTTTTAAACGGCGGTGATGAGTAATGCCAGCTAGTACTGATTATGCACAGCAAATCATTGATATGTATGCTAATTTACAGCAGAAAATATTTGAAATCCTGATTAATGCTTTGCAATCTAGCAAGATTAAAAATGTCACTGCCGATAATGTGCTTCAATGGCAGATCGAGCAGCTTTCCAAAGCCGGAATGCTCACTAATCAAGTGATTAAACTGGTAGCACAGGTTAATCATCAATCAGTTTCGGCAATTAATCAGATGTGCAATCAGCTCGGTGTACAAGCGGTTAGCGAAACTCAAAGTGAGATTCATGCTAATACAACTAAAACTGGCAATATCAGCCCTGATTCCCGGCCAGTAATTGATTCATATATTAACCAAACAAAAAGCTATCTTGGCAATACAATCAATGAAACTTTGCTAACTCGTAATACGCAAGTGAATGCTGCTACACGAGTTTTTAGGGATATTGTTACTAAATCATCACTAGAAGTTACCAACGGTCTTAAAACACATGAGCAAGCTGTCAGAGATAACACCTATCGCTGGGTTGAAAAAGGAATACCAACAAAGCTAAGTGATAGTGCTGGTCGTGGCTGGTCGTTAGAAAGCTATTCAAGGCTCGTCGTGGAAAATACATCACGAAACGTTTTTAACGAGCTTAGACGGCAAACCATGAACGTTAATGGCTTAACGCTAGCTAAGATGAGTTGGCACCCTTGCGCTCGGCCTGCATGTGCTCCAATTCAAGGGCACATTGTTAATATGATCCCACCAAGTGACCCAAAATATAACGCGAAATATGATTCAATTTACAATCACGGATATGGTGAAGCTGGTGGAACGTTAGGCATAAATTGCAAACATATTTTTACTCCATTTGACCCAGATATTAATATCTTTCATCTGGATAAAGACATGCCTTCACCGAGCAAAGCTGTTAAACAAAGTGAAATGCAGCAAAGGCAGAGGGCACTGGAACGTGCAATCCGCCAGCAAAAGAAAAAATTATCTGCTGCCCAAGAAATGCACGACCAAAATACTGTTTCAGCTGTTAAAAGCACAATATTTAACCAGCAAGCTAAAATACGTGATTTAGTTAAGAACAATAGCTTTTTAACACGCGACTATTCTCGCGAACAAGTTCAATCAAAGTAGGAGCAAGTTATGAAACCTTATTTATTACAATATTGGGCCTATAACGAAAAAGATGAAACAACGACCGTTCTTCGCTCAAAAGATGTCCTAGCAAGTGATGGGACTATCACAGCTATGATGGGTATTAAGAAACATCAGTATTTAAAATTTATGATTGCTGACGGTCAAGATTTTATTATTTCAGCAGATTGTGTTCACAGTTTGACAAGCAAAATTTCAGATTAAGAAAGTAGGAATTTAAAAAATGGATAATCAAAAGTTTATTGAAAAATGTAAAGAACTAGTAGTTGAATATGCTAACGAACACTTAGATAAAACTGATAATGTTTCAATTAATGAATCAAATGTTTTCGTTGTTTGGTCATGCAAAGCGCTTCAAAACAATAAAGCACTGTTGAGTACAACCCTATTAGACGGTATGTATTACGAGTTGACATATAACGGAGATAAAAAAGAACTATATTTTGATGCCTACAAGAAATTTGAAAATAAGAAATTTGATATTTAATTAAGAACATCGCCCTAGACATGGCGTTAAAAGGTCTATTTTTTATGCAGTCAAACAGTCGAAGTCGTTGCTTCGATAAAAAACGAAAGGAGATTTGCATAATGGCAGTTACACGAGATTTCTTAAAAGAATTAGGTATTGAAGGTGATAACTTAGAAAAAATCATGGCGGAGGTTGGCAAGTCACATATAGATTCTGCGGAATTGCAGAAGAAAGTTGATGATTTGTCAAGCCAGAACGAAACACTTGCAGCGCAAGTTAAAGAGCGTGATAGCAAGATTGACGAGCTCGGAAAAGCAGAAGGCCTTAGCCAAAAGTACAAAGACCAATTGTCTGATTTGCAGTCGCAGATTAAGTCGAAAGATGAAGAATTTGCAGGCAAGTTGGCTAACGTCAAGAAGTCAAACGCTATTGAGCTTGCTTTACGTGATGCAGGTGCTAAAGATACAAAGATTTTATCGCCGTTGTTGGATCAGGACGTTATCAAGCTTGATGAAAAAGGCGAGGTAACAGGTTTAAAGGAGCAACTAGAGAAGATTCAAGAATCGCATGATTACTTGTTTAAATCTGATGATGGCCAAGGCAAGAAAACTCAAGTTAAAGCTATCGTCACTGGCAATCCAGCAAGCGGTGAAAACGGTGGTAATCAGAATCCTGAACAAGCTATTATTTCGAAAATAGCTTCACGTTTAGGAAAATAATTTAAAGAAAGAGGGACAAAGTAATGGGAGTAGTTTTAGATTCCAAAGATATGGCCGACCTTGATAAAGTATATCAAGCAGAATCTCAGGTTTGGCAGCCTTTATTAGGTGGTGCTAAAAGCATCACAGAAGCAGACTTTGTTGGCTTCAACGAAGTTCGAGTAAACAAAATTGGTGGATTAACAGCGCCAACGGCTTACGTTCGTAACGGCGACAATGCACGTGCGCAAGTTTCAATTGAGAAAGAAACCCTCAAGTTGAGATATGAGGATTGGATTGGGTATGACTTAGATCAATTGGATATGTCTGAAAGTGGCGCTTTACAGGTTGCCAATGTGGTTGAGGAACATAACCGCTTAATCACAATTCCGCGCCGTGACAAAGTAGCTATTCAGGCTTTATATGACAATGCAGGTGAAGTTACATCAGACACAATCACTAAAGACAATGTGTTAGAAGCATACGATGCCGCAGAAGCTTATATGCTCGACAATGAAGTCCCTGGTGGTTTTGCCTTGTTTGCATCGTCAAACTTCTACACCGCGCTTAAAAACGCTTCTGGCGTTAACCGCTACTTCTGCACAAATATGCAGATGATTCAAGGCATTGATCGGACAGTAGCGCAGCTTGACGGAGGAGTTCCAATTTTGAGAGTGTCAAAAGACCGTCTGACAGGCTTGTCAATCCCTACAACTAAGCAAGTTGATTTCATTTTGGCACCCCTTAATGCTGTTGCACCAATTGTCAAGTACGACAATGTATCAGTCGTTGACCCTTCAACTGACCGTTCAGGCAACCGCTACACAATCAAAGGCTTGTCATATTATGACGCTATTGTGTTTGATAACGCTAAGCCTGGGATCTATGCCAACGTTTCAGCAGTATCTGCTGGCTAAGCAACCAATTAGTCGCCTACAGAAATAAACAATACGCAAGGGCGGCTTAAAGGAGGTCTAACATGGCTTATTTAACAAGTAACGAATATAAGATTATGACTGGTCAAGATGCTCCGGATAATTTTGATGAAGCCGAAAGTAATGCGGAATTGATTATTAATTCAGTAACTAATTATTATGATCCGGCCTTTGGACTGCATGATTTAGCCAGTGATGCAATCAGTCCAGCAAACTATCTAGTTCAACAAGCAACAGCTTTTAAAAAGGCAGTTGCGTTGCAAGTCAAGTTCTTGTTGGATAGTAAAAGCGATTCAGTGTTTGACATGCAAGCCCAAAACATGGCTAGCTATTCAGTCGGCAATACATCAATGAGTTTTAAAAACGGCGCAATTGATAGCCTTGCTGACAGTTCAACGGGATTAGCCAACACGGCTAGGAATCTTCTTGGCCGGTTTGGCTTTCTATATGTGGGAGTTGATCACTTATGAGATTGCCAGTTCCAGCCTTTGCATGTAATCAAACAATCAGCTTTACGAAAGTTTATCAAAGCCAAACTGATATGTACGGCAAGCCACTGGAGGACGAGCCAATTACAATCAATAATTGCATAGCACAGCTTGAGACACAGTATTCAGGCACGAATAGTAACAGGCAACTTCTAGCGAATGGGGTTGTTTTTTTGTATGCAGAGGTTTCAACACCTTTTCCAACGCTGACAAAGGATAATTTGCAATCAAAAATAACTTACGAAAGTAATGAATACACTGTTAACACGATTGATGAGTATCAGCAGCCAGATGGAAGCGGCTTGTTTGGTTATAGATTGGGGGTTTTGTAATGGGATTTAATATCCGTTTGAAAACTGAAACGATGGGTAAGCTGCAATCAATAGTTGAAAGCCAAACTGTTGCTCAGCCTATCTTAAACCAGATGGAAAGCGATATGCAGCAGTTTGTGCCTTATCGTCAAGGAAACTTGATGAATGATGTTTCGATGAGTCTTGATGCGCATACGCTCATTTATTCAGCTCCTTATGCTAAAGCTCAATTCTATGGTGTTGTTGGTGGAAAATATCCAGTAGTTAATTACACAACTGATAAGCACTCACAAGCAACCAAACGATGGGATTTAAAAGCTAAAGCAATCTATGGCAAAGACTGGTCAAGCGTTGCAGCAAAGGCAACTTTAAAGGAGCTGAAAAACAGTGGATCTTGATACACAGCTTTGTGTGTACATTAGAAATTTAGGCGGGTCAGCCGCCAACTGCGGTTTAGGCTTTGTTCCAGCAAATGGAAAGTTAAGCCTGCAAATGGACCCCGGTAGTAAAGCAATTCAAACTTATTTTAATGGCAATCAAGATATGGCTGTTAATTTTGAGCTTGCTTTAAACAGTGATTCATACGAAACAGCTCGGGCGACACTAAATCCAATTGCTGATGCACTGACAAATTTAAAAGAAGATGGCGTGCTAAGTGTTGATGGATCATTTGAATTTGATCATATCGAAATCACAAGCACACCTTTTAACCAATTAACAGACAATACCGGGAATATTTATTGGGTAGCAACGTTCACGGCTTTTGTAACAAAATTTAATAACAAATAGGAGGCACCAAAATGGCAGATGAAACAACTACAACTACCACAACTACAACTAATGATGTTTTGACAAAAGGATTCAGTCATAACTGGCGAAATCATCTTGAGGTTGACGTTGCACAAAGTGGGTTAGACCCAAACAATGTCGGCACAACAGCAGATTTCGAGTCCTTGGACAACTTTATGACAGGCATCACTCCAACACCTGGAGATGTTGTTGATTCAGCAATCTATTGGGTTGATCAGGATAACAATAACGCCGAAGTTACTGGACATGCTCGTACATGGGCTGTAACTGGTAACGTTTTGCAGGGCGACAAAGCTTGCGACTTCTTCCAAAAAATTGAGGATACTGATGCAACTGGCGATGATGCTAAGGCGTTGTTCAAATTAACCAAAGCAAACGGCTCAGTTCGAACCTTTGTCGGAACTATTGAAAATGTCGTAACTCTTGGTGGAAAAGGCAATGCTAAATCAACTATGAGTTTAACAATTGCTCAAGTTGGTGTTGCTGTTCATTCAACAATTACAGCACAAGGATAATTTGTAAATAACTGGCCAAATCGATTCAACAATATAAACAGAGACGTAATTAATATGAGACGAAACTAGGAGGAACAAAAATGCTATTTGACTTAACAAAAAACGAGACGCCCCACATCGGTGTCAGGATTGAGGACAAAGTCTATCAAATCTACGCCAATGATAAAACCAACGCGTTGATTGATGGAGTAGTAGGAAACTATTTCGAACAGGCTGATAAATTAGATCAGTTGCAAAAAAAACTGGAAGATGCTGAGAATGGCAAAACAAAGATTGTCAAAAAAGACATCACAGATTTTTCAGATGATATTGTTAAAAATCTGCGTGAAGAACTTATCAAATTGTTTGATGAACTGCTTAATGAACCGGGTGTTGGTAAAAAACTTTGGGAGGCTAAACATGGTAGCACTGATTTGTTAATGACTGATTTGCAGACAATCCAGGAAGCTTTAAGAAATGAAAAGTCAGCTTATCAAAAACGCCGTGAACAGCTTTTAAAAGAGAAGTACCCAATTAAAAGTGTGAAAAAGCGTCAGAATGCGCCTAAGAAGTGATGAAATATGTTGGATATTGTCAGATCAGCCGAGCTTGATAAGCAAGAAGTGGTTTTTAAATGGCACGGTTCAGAATATGAAATAGATTTCAGTTTCGACAATGTTTTACGCTACTTTAAATTGCTTGATGATAAAAGCATAGATAAAGTTAGCCGAGCAATTATGGCTTTTAAAATGTTTATTGGAGATGGCTTAGATGTTCCACTGGACGAAATGATTAGCGAAACAACAAGAATATCAAATTTGCTTGCTGAAAGCCCATATGAGAGTGTTTCATCTGGTTCTAAGGTATTTGATTATGAGCAAGATTCAGAAGCAATCTACGCCAGTTTTTTAAAGGAATATGGCATTGATCTCATTGAGCAAAAAGGCAAGCTGAGTTATTTCAAATTTACAGCGTTGCTTAATCATTTGAGTAGCAAAGCCCCAATCAATCGAATTATTCAAATTAGGACAGAGAACCCCGCTGACCACGCTAAAGACGCTAGATATTTGCAAGCATTGGCTGAAATGCAGCAAACGTATGCTCTTAAAAAGTCAGCAGATGAAATTGAACAAGAAAAGCAGGCACAATTAGAAAACGCCTTTGAAGATTTTTAACGAGAGGAGGTAAATAATGGCATCAGATGGACAAGTTTTAATTGATTTACTTTTTCCAGCAAACAAGGCTGACTTTAAAACAGATGTTGAGTGGACTAATAACATGTTTAAAACAGTTGGTGAAAGCATTGGCTTAAAGCTGGATGAAAACTTCAAGTCTAAAATGAACAACATTAAAAATGCTGCTAGCAGTGGCAAAAACGATGTTAATAAAAGCCTTGATGAAATAAAAAAAGAAGTTCGCACAAAACTTATTGCCAATGCCGAAGAAGCTGGTATTAAGAACTTTAGATCATTGCTTAATCATATTCCCAAAGAGGAAATCACTAAGCTTGAAGCAAAAATAAAAAATAATGAGGCTATTAATTGGCGCGAGGAAATGGCAAAGATGCCTCGCAGTGTCGTTACTAAGATGAAACTCGATGACAAACAAGCAACTGTCGGACTGGAGGAATTGCGCAGCCAGGCAAAAAGCACAAGTGGCTCATTTAGTCACTTAAAGGAAATTATTGCTGGATCATTTGTTGGCCAAGCAATCTATAATGGCATTCAAAGCCTTGTCTCAGGCCTTAAAGAAGCTACTCAAGCCGGGCTTGAATATAACAAAGAACAAGATACTATGAAAACCGTTTGGACTTCATTAACTACCGAAGCCCCGAAAGATGGCAAGGAGTTAGTAAGTTACATCAATGATATTTCACAACATTCAATTTATGCAGCCGACACAATCAATAAAATGGCGCAATCATTTTATCATGTTCATTCAAGCGTTTCTGAAACTAAAGATTGGACACATGATTTTGTTGAATTAGGTTCAACTTTGCATATGTCTAATGATCAATTGGCCGAAGCTGGCGAACTATTCAGCAAAATGATGGCTTCCGGGAAAGCGACTTCCGGTGATATTCAAGTCATGATTAACCGGTTCCCAATGTTTGGTGAAGCTTTGCAAAAAGTAACCGGAAAATCTATGACACAAATCTATGCTTTGACTTCTGCCGGAAAATTAAGTTCTAAGACACTAGAAGAAACACTTGATTCATTAGGTGAAAAGTACAAAAGCAGCCAATCAGAAGCTATGACGTCTTTTCTTGGAATGTCAATGTACATCAAGGCTCGCTGGTCGGTGCTTTGGGGTGACATTACTAAAACATCGTTCAATATGAGCAAAAAAGCTCGTGGCGACATCAGAGATTTGCTTTCAGACGACATGCTGAAAAAGTATGCAGCCAGTGTTTCGAGTGTTGTCTCACAGATGACTGAATGGATAACTACTTTGCTTGATTACATCAACAAGCATAAAGACACAATCATTGATATAATTGGCAATTTAAAAACTTTGCTTGGCATAATCGCCCAAACAGTTTGGAAAACGTTTATCCAATTTATTTATGATATGGCTAGTGCGTTTGGCCTCGTTTCGGATAAAGGCAAAAGTGCCTCTGACCCACTCAAGCAAATTGACGACATTTTAAAAGCCCTGATTGCTCATAAAAAAGGTGTGGAAGATGTTACAAAAGTGCTTTTGATGTTCTTCATGGTCAAAAAAGCAACAGAATTTGTGAATGTTTTAAATGATATGAAAACCACAATTATGGGGCTAATAGCCAAAGCGACTGAACTAGCTGGCATTGATATGTTTAGTGGAAGCACTGCATCAGTTGGAACAGCTGCCAAAGAAGCTGAAACAGTAGAGAAAACTGCAGCAACAACAGAAGCCACCACGGCAGCAGCCAGCACAGCAGGCAAAACAGGCCTTTTAGCTGGAGCAAGTGGGCTTGTAGCTAAGTTGGGCGCATCTAGTCTTGTAAAGTCTATTCCTTACGCCGCTGGAGCCTATGAAGCAATTAAAGGTGTGACTTCAAATAACTCTACTGGTGGAAAAGTTGGCGGATCAACAGGTGCCATTGCAGGAACGGCAGCCGGAGCTGCGCTTGGAACTGCTATTTTACCAGGCGTTGGGACAGCTTTAGGCGCAACTGCTGGCGCTTGGGTTGGTGAAAAATTTGGCTCTGGGTTTGGAAAGTCTATCCAAGATAGTTTAAGCAAGAAAAAGCTTAAAGTGCATGTAATAACGCCTAAAGTTAAAGTACATGTAAGCACCGATACTAAAGAATTACAAAAGAGTGTTTCAAGTTCTGTAGCATCGCTAAATAAGACAATTGCTAAACCGTCATTTAATTCTGCTGATCTTGCAAAAGAACGTGCAGCAACATTGAAAAATTATCAGGCTATGGAAAAAGCCGTTGACACTTATTATTCTAAGAAAAAGAAAAGTGCAATTGCTGATCTGAACACTGAACTGAAAAATGGGACAATCAGCAAAACTGAATACAACAAAGAATATAAGCAGATAACTGATTACTATAACAAAGAAGCAACTTCAAAAAAGAAATCTATTAATCAAATGGTTAAGGATAGTACCAATTATCATAACCAAGTTGCCAAAATTGAAAATAACAGCAATCTTTCTCAAAAGCAAAAGCAAGCTGAATTGCTTAAACTTCATGGCAGCTACGTAAACCAGATGGTCAAAGATGAGGAAAAGCTTAACACCAAAGTTAAAGAGCAAGTCAAAAAAGGTGCTAAGGAGCAAAAATCAATCTATGAACAGCTGATTAAAGACAAAGGAAAGCTCAACGAAAAAGATTTAGAGGCTACTCAAAAAGAAGCTGACAAAAAATACAAAGCAGCTACTTCTGGAGCAAAAAAAGAAGAAAAAGCTTTGATTAGATCAGCAAATAATGAATATAAGAGCCAAAAAGAGGCGGCTGACAGTAGTTATAACTTAGCTGTTAAAATGGCTGCTAAAAATCGTGATGCTCGTAAGGATTCTGCTGAACGCCAGTACAAAGACTTACACACAATAAGCAAGTCTCAATATGAGGACTTAAAAAAGCAGGCTGATGATGATTATAGCAAAGCAAAGTCAACTGCCGAAAGCAAACGGAGAGACACCGTTAAAAGTGCCCAGCAACAGCGTTCACAGACACGTGATGCTGCTTTAAACCAGTACAGCGACACAACTACAGCCGCACGGAATGAACATATTAAAGTATCTGACGAGATCGAGCATCAGCGTAAAGAGGTTACTAAAAAGAACCAGCAACAACGTGATGATGTTAAAACAGCTGCTTATCAGCAAGCGGATTATCATAATGCTGCGGCAGGCCAAGAAATGTCGGACGTAAACGGCCAATATTCTGGCGGTTTTGGTGGAATGAGAACGGTAATTAACGCTTTTATTGGCGGCTTTAATGATGTGCTGAACGCTTTGCATAAAGGCTGGGGCAAAATACCTGAACTAAAAAAACACGCACTTGGTTCTGCTGGCTTGCTTCAAGACGAAGTAGCGCTTGTTGGTGAAGAAGGGTTTGAGTTAGCTCACGACCCACAAAAAGGCATCTATGCTTTAGGAGCAAACGGGCCTGAAATTAGGCACCTACAAGCTGGAACTTCAATCCTACCACATGAGCAGTCCAAAAAGTTTCTTGAGATGACGAGCGTAATACCGCACCATGCTAGTGGCGTTTTGGGAACAATCAGTAACACATACAATTGGTTGAAAGATAAAATCAGTGATGTGGCTGATCTTGTAAGCAAAGGTGCTTCGAGTGCTGTTAAATGGATTGCTGACAAAACTGGAATAAACAGCTTTTTAAGTAAGTTTGACGCTGCACAATATAGCGTACTTAAAGGAACTTCTGATTTAGGTATTAAAGACTTTACAAGCTATCTTGGCAAGTTTTTCAAAAAATATGATGATGAAGTTGGCGATATTAAGGGTACCGCAACACCAGCTCAAGCAAAGGAGATTATTCAGCATGCGATGAGTATTGCTGGTGTTTCCGGTTCAAATTGGCTAAATGGATTAGAAACAATTGCCAAATATGAATCAGGATTCAGAAATGTTACTAACAATTGGGATAGCAATGCAAAAGCTGGGCACCCCTCTAGTGGCTGGTTTCAAATGATTAAGTCTACTTTTGAAGCCTATGCTAAATCAGGCTATGGAAGTTGGACTAACCCGCTAGATCAAGCAATTTCCGCTATCGGCTACATTAAAGCCCGCTATGGTGGAATTGGCAACGTGCCTGGCATTAAGTCACTAGCGCGCGGTGGAAAGTATGTAGGCTATGCTAACGGTGGCTTTGCAAATGAGCCATCTATTTTTGGAGAAGATGGGCTTGAATCTGCTATTCCATTAAGTGCAAATAAGATTGATCAAAGTTATGCAGCACTTGGAAAAACAGCAGCTTATATAGCTACTAGGGACAATTTGCAAACAAATAGCATTGATTCATCTGCGCTGCAAAATGCGGTTAACAAGCTTGTAAGCCTCCAATCTCAGGCAAACAGCAAGCTTGAAAAATCGATTAACAAGAAAATGCAAGTCGTAATGAATACCGGCCAGCTTGTTGGAGCAACACAGCCAGCTTTTGATAATGCAAACTATTCTGCATCGCAATATCAGCAAAGAAACGTGTGGGGGTGACTAATTGGACAGCATAATTTCAAAGATTATATTCAATGATTTTGATTCCGCTAAGTTTGGCTTAAGGCTTTTGACTCGCGTAGCTGATACTGTTCAGGAACAAGAAATAACTGATACAGTGCCCGGAATCCAAGGAACTGTTGATTATTCTATGATGTTTGGCCAGCGGTTATTTCAGCCGAAAAATATAACCTATACTTTCCAAAAGTATATCTATGATTTTGCTGAGCGATCTAGGGAAGAAGATTTAATTAAAAATGCAATCATGCAGTTTGGCTTAAGCAAACTTTATGACTCAAATTTGCCAGATAATTATTATTTCTTAGCAAAGTGTAGCAGCAGTTCAATAACAAATGATCCTCAATACCAAAAGCTAACGGTTGCCCTCCAGTTTACCTGCAATCCACCGTTTATGATTTCTGAAATAGCTGAGGGCAACGACGAATGGGATACTTTTAACTTCGATTATGATGTTAGCCAAGACACAAGCTTTACAGTTTCAGGCACTGATGTAGTGCCACTGATTAACCCTGGGAAAACTACTTTGCAACCTAAAATGACGGTTACAGGGACAGTTTCAGTTACTACTAAAGATACTACTTTAACTTTGAGTGCCGGAACATATGAGAATACGCAGATATATCTTTATTCAGGCATTAATTCAATCAAACTGTCAGGAAACGGATCAATCAGTTTTGAGTTTTATAAGGAGTTGTTCGCATGAAATATGATGTTGTTTTATATCAAAATGAGAATGATTCCGTCGGTACATTGATTCACTCATCGTATCCAAACTTGCCAAAATTGCATACCGCAGCTTTAACGCAAGGCATGAATGTAGTAGATTCAGGCGAGCTTTCAATGGGGATTAATAGTCCTGGATATAATCTGCTAACGCCTATGCGATCACGGATTAAAGTTTTCAAAGATAATGCTTTAATCTTTCATGGGCGAGTGATTAAATCAATTCCCACAATGGATTCTAGCGGACTAATGATGCAAACCTTTGATGTCAACTCTATTGAGGATTATCTCCATGACAGCTGCCAAGTACAGCAAAAGGTTAGCAATTGCACGATTGCACAGTATTTTCAGGCAATCATTAGCCAACATAATAGCCAAGTTGAGGACTATAAAAAGTTTAAAGTTGGTAGTGTAACGGTCACAGACTCAAGTGGATCTGCTGATCGTTATTTAGATTATGAGGATACTTTTGATGCAATCACTAATCGGCTGATTGATGTCTACGGCGGATATATCACGGTTGACTATGACACAATGACAATTAACTATCTTGCTAGTGTGGGTTCGCAAAGCACTACTCCGCTACGAATTGGTTTCAACATGAAGTCAGCTAGCAAAACAATTGACCCTACTAGTGTGGTCACGCGCTTAATTCCAACCGGAGCAGATTCGTCAACTGATAGCTCGTCAACAGATACAAGCTCGCTGACTACTGACAAGCAGCCAACAACAGCTAAAACTACACTAGCTAATCAGGGATATGTTGATAATCAAGCTCTAATTAATGAGTTTGGAATTATTACTGGTACACAAAATTTTGATGGAGTTACAGATACAGCAACGCTACAGCAAAAAGCGCAAAACTGGCTCGGCTCCCAATCGGCAGCAAAAGAAAGCTGGGAAATCAGCGTATCTAATCTGCATTTAATTGACAAAACAATTGATGATTTTCAAGTCGGCAATCAGTATCAGTTTATCAACGATTTTGTAGCTCCAACCGAATGGCTCCAAGTAAGCGAGCTCGATTTGGACTTAGTAACTCCGACAAGCTCAACAATTAAAATTGGCAGTACTAATCTAAGTT